GAAGAATTAGAGGTATCAATTCAAAAATTCGTGGAGGTGAGATACAACATACTGGTGTCATTCCTTTCCTTAAAAAATTTGAAGCAACGGTTAGGTGTTGCACACAAAACGGAGTTAGAGGAGGTTCAGCAACAGTCCACTTCCCAATCTGGCACCAAGAAATAGAAGATATATTAGTTTTAAAAAACAATAAAGGTAGTGAAGATAATAGAGTTAGAAAATTAGATTATTCTATACAAATATCTAAATTATTTTATGAAAGATTTATCAAAGATGAAGAAATAACTTTATTTTCACCACATGAAACACCTGGGTTATATGAAGCATTTGGTATGCCAGAGTTTGATGAAATGTATGAGAAGTATGAAAGAAAAACATCTATTACTAAAAAGAAAATAAGAGCACAAACTTTGTTTATGGACTTATTAAAAGAAAGAGCAGAAACAGGTCGTATCTATATTATGAATATAGACCATTGTAATACTCATTCATCTTTTAAAGATAAAGTCTATATGTCTAATCTATGTCAAGAGATTACATTACCTACTAAACCTATAAATCACATTGATGATGATGAAGGTGAAATTGCTTTATGTATTTTATCTGCTATTAATCTAGGTCTTATAAAAGAAAAAGAAGAACTAGAGGATTTATGCGATTTGTCTGTAAGAGCATTAGAAGAAATAATAGACTATCAAGAATATCCAGTAGAAGCTGCAAAGAAATCTACACTTGCAAGAAGAAGTTTAGGTATTGGTTATATAGGTCTTGCTCATTTTCTTGCAAAGAATAAAGTTAAATATGATGACAAACAAGCATGGAAACTAGTTGATGAGATTACAGAGGCATTTCAATACTATCTATTGAAGGCAAGTAATACTTTGGCTAAAGAAAGAGGTGCTTGTGAATATTTTGATAAAACTAAATATAGTGATGGCATTCTGCCAATAGATTCATATAAGAAAGATGTTGACGATTTAGTCAAAAGAAAGTTAAGTTATGATTGGACTACTCTACGAAATGATATCAAGGAAAGTGGATTACGACATAGTACCCTTTCCGCTCAGATGCCGTCTGAAAGTAGTTCGGTTGTTTCGAATGCTACGAACGGTGTTGAACCGCCTCGTGATTTTCTTTCGATTAAAAAAAGTAAAAAAGGAACACTCAAACAAATAGTTCCTGATTACAATAGACTAAAAAATTTCTACACATTGTTATGGGATATGAAAAGTAATGAAGGTTACATTAATACAATTTCTATTATGCAAAAATATTTTGACCAGGCGATAAGTGGGAACTGGAGTTACAATCCAGAAAATTATACTGACGGCGAGGTGCCGACTTCAGTAATGGCAAATGACTTGTTAACCACATACAAGTTAGGTTGGAAAACATCTTATTATCAAAATACATATGACGCAAAAGCAGATGTAGATGAACCATCACATCCAGTTGGTTGGCATGATGATGTGAAAGATGATATAAAAACGAGAGAGGAATTTAAAACAGATGAAGATTATCAAGAATATTGTGAGGCGTGTGCGATATAATGTCTAAAACATTCAATACAAAAAAAGTAGATTGGTTAAAACAACCCATGTTTTTCGGAGAAGAACCTAACACACAAAGATTTGACCAACAGAAATATCCTATATTCGAGAAGTTGAATCAACAGCAGTTAGGTTTCTTTTGGCGACCAGAAGAAGTATCTTTACAAAAAGATAGAAACGATTTTCAACAATTATCAGATGAACAAAAACATATCTTTACATCTAATCTAAAGTATCAAACACTATTAGATAGTGTACAAGGTCGTGGCCCATGTTTAGCATTTTTACCTTTTTGTTCTTTACCTGAATTAGAATCTATGTTAGTTGCATGGGACTTTAGTGAGACAATACATAGTCGTTCATACACCTACATAATGAAAAATATTTATCCTGATCCTACTGCTGTCTTAGATACTATTATTGAAACACCAGAGATTATGGATAGGGCAAAAACTGTAACTGAAGCATATGATAAGTTTATAACTTATGCTCATCAATATCATTTATTTGGTAAAGGTGACCAGTATGAATTAAAGAAACTGTTATATCTAACACTAGTAAATGTGAATATACTAGAAGGTATTAGATTTTATGTTTCATTTGCTTGCTCATTTGCATTTGGTGAATTAAAACTTATGGAAGGTTCTGCTAAGATTATATCATTGATTGCTAGAGACGAAAATCTACACCTTGCAGTATCACAAAACATCATAAATAACTATCGTAAAAAAGAAAATGATAAAGAAATGCTTAAAATTATGAAAGAATGTGAACAGCAAGTTTACGATATGTATGATACAGCTGTTCAACAAGAAAAAGATTGGGCAAAGTATTTGTTTAATCAAGGCTCTATGATTGGTCTAAATGATACACTACTAAATCAGTATGTAGAATTTATGGCAAATAAAAGAATGGGAGCAATAGGTCTAAATAAAGTTTATGACCAACCAACTAATAATAACCCTTTACCATGGACCCAACATTGGTTGAATAGTAGAGGACTTCAAAACGCACCACAAGAAACTGAGATAGAAAGCTATATCGTTGGTGGTATAAAACAAGATGTCGAAAAGGAGACATTCAAAGGATTTAAACTATGATAAAAAACCCTAATATGAAAACGGTATGTGATAACTGTGGCGCTACATACATAGTAAAACATGATTTGCCAGATGATTACATAGAACAATTTTGTCCATTTTGTGGTGAAGAACACGAAGAAGTTGAAGAAACGGTAACGGACATTGATGAAAACTGGGACTGAGTGGACTCATCAAGGCAAAATAATCGAAGAACTACCTAAAGATTGTGAAGCCTTCGTATATTTAATAACTAATCTTACTGACAATAAGAAGTATGTAGGTAAGAAGTTAGCAAAATTCAAGACTACAAAGAAACCACTTAAAGGTCGAAAGAATAAAAGACGAGGCACTAAAGAAAGTGATTGGAAAACTTATTGGGGTTCGTCTGAAAGTTTAATTAATGATGTACAAAGTCTTGGTGAAGATAAATTCACTAGAGAAATATTATATTTCTGCCCAAGTAGAGGTGTTGCAAGTTACCTAGAAGCACAAGAACAGTTTGAACGAAAAGTCCTAGAGACTGATGAATATTACAACGGCATTATCAATGTTCGTATCGGTGGTTCTAAAATTTTAAGAGAATCGCTCAAAAATATCTCAAAAAAATAATTTGTCTAAATAGGAATGAGCAATACCTTTTAGGTAAAACTTAATCCGAAATTTGATTTGATATCTCAAACTTCAACACTTAGGGCGATAAGATGGCACAGTTTAAAACTATGCTCAACTTTGCTTCAAAGTGGTGGTATGATAATGTATCTCATAGATATGATCCTGCTAAACACTACTTACGAGGCAGATTGAGTAATTGGCATAAAGAAGAACAAAAGTAGAACAAAACTTACTCATTTTAAAGCCCTAGGTGTCTCTATACTGTTTTACAAGTTAAAACACATTAGAATCATTCTAAATATCTCTATAAACCCTTGATTTTACTACCTTTTTTTATTCCATTTTTATTGGAATAATGCTTGCAATATGCGTAGGTTTCTGATATACTATATCTATATTATGAAAAAAAACACAATAACAAAAGAAGAAACTCAAAGTCTTGCTAGATTAGAGAGAAGAATTACGATTGCAAAAACAAAACTTTTCTCAAAAGGTAAAACTTTGTTTGAAATAATAAGTGAAAATCTAATTGACAAAGAAATTGAAAGGGAAACTATATAATGAAAAAATTTATTACTACATTAATTGTTGTTAATACAATCTTATGGTTCGGTCTTTCTACTTTTATGTCAAGTGCAAAGGCAAACGATTACAACACAGCTGTTATCGGTCATATACTTACTGAAACTATCAAAGGTACTGATATGGATGAAGGTGCAATTATGAATGCTGAAACTCAAAGACTATTACACACAATGTCTTTAGAGATTATTCAAGTTGTATTTAACAATATGCCTAATATATTAGATGGTATCGCTGCTGATATGAGATTAAAGGCAGATAAAAACTACAAATGTTCATTACAACCTGAAGAATATAAAAACAAGGATTGTAAATAATGAGTAAAGAGAGTACAATACATTTAGTTTACTGGAGAGAGTATACCGATTCTGAGGAAAGATATGAACCAGATTTTAAAATACATAATACTATTTTCAGAAATGTACCTTTATCTCAATTAAAAAGATTGAACTCAAAAGAGTTAAAAGAAAAAGTTAAAGTGTTTTGTGATAAAAACTTTAATGAAACTGCTAGTAATTTTACTGGACACTCTGGTGTTGATATGATATCAGGTTCAGAATACTATCATACTTATGATGATGAGTTTGGTTATGAAAATACACCGTATTCCGATAATGACTTTTGGAATGATTACGGTCAAAAGTGGAATGGCAGACAGTTTTTTAAACATGATTTCATGCCAAAATTCACAGAAAACTTAATAAAACAATAAAGGCTTGACTTATTTGTCAATTTAGTGTATAATAAGAGATATTATGGGTTTATTTTATGTATATCAAGGTAGAAGTAAGAAGAAAAAACTTACTGAAACAAAGAGTTTGTTAGAAGCAAGAGCAAAACACAGAAAATTTTTGATTAGTAAAGGCATTGATCCCGATAGAGTTGTGAGTAAAAAAGATTTCAAAGTCGTACCCAACTGGTGGGAAACAAATAAATCAGCCCCTTTAGCTCATTCGGTAGAGCAGCTGATTTGTAATCAGCAGGTGGTTGGTTCGAGTCCAGCAAGGGGCACCAAGAAAATTGCTGGTACTAAACCACAATCAAATTGGCGATTAGAAGAAAGTAAAAACTTTACAGTTGCACCTGCTTATAATAAGGGTGCATATCAAGTTATTAGTAAATCAAATATAAAGGATATAGGTAGATGATACAGAATTTTCAAAACAAAAAAACATTAAAAGATATGTTCTTTATTAGAAAACACGAAGGTAAACTATTTTCATTCTTTTATGTTATTTGCCTAGTGTCTATATTGTTAATTAGTACTGGTTGTTCTCAAACAAATGTAAAGAGTCATGTTGGAACTACTGTTGGTGCAGTTGCAGGTTACACAAGTTGTCGAGCATTACTTAATACAAATATGCCACTTACTGCTGCTTGTACTGTTGTTGGCGCTTTGTGGGGTTCTAATATTTTTTATCAAAATGACATGAATGTACATAGTGCCGTTTTTGTTGACACATTAAATACAGCTCCAGGAAAAAGAAGTCATACTAATTGGGGAAATGCCACTAGTGGTAATTGGGGTTCTATTACAATTAATAGAACTTTTGTTAATAATAATTTTAAATGCAGAGAATATACATCTGTTATTAGTATTGAACACTCTTGGCCGATGAACGGCATATCAAGAGAAAGTGAACAAGGAGTAGCGTGTCAATTACCTGACGGTCGTTGGAATATAATTGATACATCAAAATCATGAACCCTTTAAATTACAGAGAAATGGGCAGAGTAGTAAATACTGTCGGCGGTATGACATTAATTGAAAACTTAATTGATAAGATAATGAAATGGCATGAGAATAGAAACTTAATCGAAGGTTCTACTGATAAAGACCAAGTTTTAAAATTACAACAAGAACTTGGTGAGTTAAGTGATAGTGTTTGTAAACAAAAAGATATGAAAGATGACCTAGGTGACATGATGGTTATTATGTTGAATATAATGAAAAGAAATAACCTTACAATGGAAGAATGTTTAGAAACAGCATACAATGATATTAAAGATAGAAAAGGTAAAATGATTGATGGTATTTTTGTTAAAGAGGAAGATTCAAACAAAGAACACGCTGAAGATTTAACTCACGAAAATGAAGTGCCTGTTTATGATAAAGGATTTAATATTAGTGAGGGTGAAGAATGATTGACCCTTTTAATAATATAAGAAAATATCTTGTTTGGTCTTTTATATTAATAATATTTTTAATTATATCGGGTGTTGCTATTGCAGATGAAAAATCAAAATGGTTAAACAAAAATCCTTGTATGATTAAAGTTATTATTAAAGAAGAATGTCAAGATAGTCAATGTTTAATTAAGAAAATAACAAAAGAAGAAGTGCTACAATGTAAAGACGGATATGATGGCCCTAATTATTGGGAAATATTCGCACAATTTTATTATGCAGATTTGACAGTTCCTGCTTATTGCAGAGAAATGGCAAGACCAGACCACCCCTTTAAAACACCAGGGTTAGTTTGTTTAAATGAAAAGGGTGTTTGGAATGAGGAGTAAAATGTATAAATTATTAGTTATCATAACTTGTATAGTTGTCTTAACAATACATTGGACCGAATTTTCTGAGATTGTTAATTTAGCAAAAATCTTAGAAATAACAAGCAATATAATAACAGAAGTGAAGGAGTAAATTACATGATGAAAATTATATTAATTGCTTTAATGTCTTTAACTTTAGTAAATTGTAGTAGTACATATAAAGTTAAGCAAGAAGCAAACATGAAAGATAACCGTTTATTAAATGAGGTGCCTCAATGGTATATTGACGCTTCAGTTGATGAGGGTATTCTTTTTGATAGGGATGCTGGGAAGTATATCTATTCAGTAGGTCAAGGATCAAGTCCTGATTTACAACTGGCAATCGAAAAGGCAACACTAATTGCGAAAGCAAGTCTTGCTGACCAATTGCAAGGGGAAATGAATCAACGAAGTGAACTATATATCACAGAGATTGGTTCAAATACCAACAAAGAAGTTGCTTCAAAAATTGAAAGCACAATTGTCAATGTTATTGCAAAGACTATGGTTCAAGGTTACGAAACATGGGAGAAGGCAGTATATGAAACACCAGTAGGTCAATATAGAGTTTATATTGGGTTAAAAATGGGTGTTGGTGACGCAAATAGACTTGCTAAGTATATTGCTGAGAACATAAATAATGATGTTGATGTAAACGAATTAGCAGAAAATGCTATAGAGGAGGTTCTATAAATGATTACGGTTTATAGTAAACCACAATGTCCGTATTGCGATAAGGCCAAGCACTTATTAACAAGTCTTGGTCTACAATACGAAGAAAAAGTGGTTACGAAAGACTTATCTATTGATGAATTATTTAAAGTGCTCGGAAAACAAGTTAAAACTATACCACAAATAGTTATGAACGATACGCATATCGGTGGTTATAATGAGTTAAAAGAACACTTTATTAATGAAGGTAAGATAAATTATAAAGGTGAAAAAATATAATACAAATACATAAATAGTAGTATGATAGATTTTCAACAATATATTGCTGAAGGTGTTTACGATCCAAACATCTTTAAAGCATTCTTTTTAGCAGGTGGTCCTGGTTCAGGCAAATCATGGGTATCTGAAAGAACATTATCAGGTATGGGATTAAAAGTAATCAATAGTGATAATGCATTTGGTAGAGCTTTAGAAAAAGAAAAGATGTCTTTAAATATGGCAACACAGGATGCTAAAGAAATTGCAAGGCGTGATGATATAAGAGCAAAAGCAAAAGCAAGAACTGGTGTACAGTTAAAACTTGCATTAGAAGGTCGCTTAGGTCTTATATTAGATA